GGATCAAGCGCACCAGTTTCGATGTCGGCTCTGGCCTGAAGCGACTTCACGATCAGCGCCTTGTAACGGCTCAGTCCGCATAGCCTCCTGCAGCATGGCCGCAGAGCTTCGTGACCTGCGGGTCAAGATCACCATCGAGACCGATGTGTGGCTCGAGGCTGAAGCCCGTTCTACGGGTGTCGCGAAGCCTGAAATTGTTCGTGATCTTCTGCACAAGCACGCTCAGATGGCTTTACATAAGGCGAACTTACTGAGCGCGCTTGCCGCGAGCGAGGGCATCTCAGGGCAGCCCGGGGCACGACGTCGATGACCACTCTCACCAAGGTTGCAGCTGACCTCTACGCATCGCTCAAGATGATGCCGTGCCGCTGCCAAGTGAAGTGGCAGGCCAGCAAGCAAATGGTCACGGACAATTGCAGCCGCTGCCGGGCGCTCGCGGCCTACGAAAAACTTTTCCCGCCCTCGTCTGAGGCTGATGCCTCAGCCACCTCCCTAGCTGAAACGCAGTCACAAGAGCAGGCGAGGGCGGATTTGTGAGCGGCTACACGCCGCTGTTCGACAGCCTCACCAAAGGCACTCTATACGGCCGCTGGCCCGATATAGGCCTGTGGCCAATCATCCTCAGCCTTTCGGATAAAAACGGCCTCGTCGACGTGACGCAGCATTACATCGCTGGCGTGACTGGCCTCGGTGTCGATGAAGTTCGCGCCTGCATGATGCGGTTCTGTGAACCCGATCAGGGCAGCCGTTCAGTGCTCAACGAAGGCCGACGCTTGAAGCTCGTTGACTCGCACCGCGACTGGGGTTGGCTAATCATCAATCACGGCATCTATCGTGAGAAGGCTCGCCTTGAAGCGAAGAACGCTCGTGAGATTGAGAGCGGAACGAACGCCGAAAGGTTGAGGTATAGGCGGGAAAAGACAGAGACCGCCGATGACCGCCGCTCTAATGGTGTGACCGCCGATGACCGCCTTCAACCGCCTGTGACCGACCCCTCAAACGCAAACGCAGACTCAAACGCAGACTCAGTGAAGATCTCTCCACTCACTCTACCTCAAGACCCTAATGCATCAGGTGCTCGCGATTTGCTCGCACCGACGCACAAGGGCGGGAACTCATCGAACAAGACCGGCACCCGCGTCCCTATCCCATTCCCCGTCTCAACTGCCATGCAGGCGTGGGCGGAGAAGGAAACCCCAACCCTCGACGTCACTGCAGCGACGAACGAGTTTATCGACTACTGGAAAGCAGTCCCTGGACCGAAGGGGAGAAAACTCGATTGGATAGCGACGTGGCGCAATCGCATGCGTGAGCTTCACACGCGCGCGCGCGTTATGGGTCGCCGCGGCGCGCCATCGAAACCGTCACCGACGACGGAGGAGCTCGAGCTCCGGGAGCGCAACAATGCAGACCGATGACCGCGCCGAGTTCGAGCGCATCCTCGCCGAGATGTTCGCTGCGCTCGACAAGCCGCTGACCGAGGCGAAGCAGGGTGCGTTTTGGAAGGGGCTTTCCAGGATCTCGCTGATTGAGTTCTCGCGCTGTCGCGATCGGCTGCTGCAGGAGCTTTCTGACGGCGAGCCGCGTAAATCCTTCGGTTTGAGTGACGTTTGGGCGCTGCGCAACCGCATGCGTGCTCGAGCTCCGGCGATCGCGGAAGTGAAATGGCCCGGCAGCCAGTCACTCGCGCGGGTGAACCTGATGTTCATGCGCTGGCTGGTACACGAGATACCGAAACGCAAGCCATTCATTGCCGCCGACGGCTTGCCGCACTCAATCCCAATGGCCGAACTGAAGCGGCGCCGCCAAGCCTGTATCGATCTCGCGACCGCGCACGAGGTGTTGTTGCTTGAGGATCCGGCTTACGCGACTGAAGCCGCCATGCAGCGCACGTTCGCCGAGGCCATGGAACGGATCAAGCGCATCCAGCCGGATCAAACCACCGAGGCAGCCGCATGAACACTCCCGACTTCGGCACCAAACTCGGGTCGCTTCAGCACGCCCGCCGTCAGGGTAAGGCCAAGCACGCCTTTTACGGCTGTCCTGGCAGTCCGCGAGTGCTTTTCGGCATGCTCAACAACCCTAGGAGATCACGCCATGCTGAGCCTGAAAGCCCGCTCCGCCCAAATGGGCCCTACCATAAACGACCGAACCGAGATGCACGGCGACGAGCCGACTCCTGCGCTCGACCTGTCGATCTCGGAGTTCATCGTCACGCAGGACGAGCTCGACGATCAGTTCCAAGTCAATCAGCCGCACCGATTCTTCGACAAGGCGAAGCCGCCGACGCCGTATTGGCCCACGCTCGAGCCGTTCGTGATCGCGCACAAGCTCGAAGGCGTGAGCGTGCGGTTGCTCCTCGGCATCGACCAGCACGAAGTGCACCTGCTCGACTGTAAGCTGAAAGGCATCGTGTTGACGCCGCTCACCGGTGGACTGATCGCGCTCGACTTCAAGGTCCAGCACTCCGGCGACATCGAGGACGAGGACCTCGGGCGTCTGCGCCAGGCGAAGGGCCACGAGATCTCGATTGTGCTCGAAGGCGGCACGGTCGAGGTGGCGCGCAAGAAGAGCCAGCCCGAGCTCGACCTCGATCACGACGCCGACGATCAGCCGACTGTGCAGTGATCCGATGAACGCAGTCGCCCTCATCCTGCCGTGGCCGCCGACCGTGAATCACTACTGGAAACACGCGGCCTACAAAACGAAGCAGGGAGCCGCCAAGGCGGTGACCTACGTCGGGGAGCAGGGTGAGGCTTACCGGAATGCTGTGCGGGTGCTGGTCCTCGGAGAACGCGTTCCTCGCGGGGTGCTGAGTGGCAAGCTCGCTGTGAAAGCGTTCGCGTACCCACCGGATCACCGCAAGCGCGATCTCGACAACGCTTGGAAGGCTGTGCTCGATTCCGTGAAGTATGCCGGCGTCATCGAAGACGACTCTGAGATCGACGATCTGCACATCATCCGCGGCGGCGTGTTCAAGGGCGGTCGCATCACGCTACGCATCGAGGAGATCCCGGGAGAGGCGACGACATCGAAGCCGTTCTTCGAGGAGGAGGCCGCGTGATGGGGGATGACAACACCATGCACTGGCTCAATCACGGCTACGGGTATGGCGTGCTCAACGGGCTCGGCGTGAAGCCGCTCGACTTCAAAGCCATCACCAACCGGTTGGACATCCAGCGCCGTGGCCGGCGCGCCTTGCTCGACCAGTTCCGCTATGGGCAACTGCATGGGCGCGAGCTTTCGCGAGATGAGGCCGCATGACCGCGCAGACCGTGCTCTACCTGCAGATCCTCGGCACGCTGCTTATGGGTGTTGGCGCGCTGTACGAACTCCGCTCGAAGCCCGGCAGCTGGCTGGCGAAGGGCGTTGCCGGCGTTGGTCTCGTGGCCTGTCTGTGGGTGAGTTTGTGAGCCGCCGGCGCGCACTCACCGATGAGCAGGTCGCTTACGTGCGGCGAACCCTCGCTGCTCGTCGGCAACTGCCGGGCCCGGCGCAGTTGGCACGCGAACTCGGGGTCACGATGTCTGTGATGCCACTCAACGGAGGGTGAGCGTGAGTATCAACGACGTCCACTTGCTTGCAGGGTACAACTCAGAAGTCGCGCGCGGGCTGATGCATACCGACGATTGGCGATCGCGGATGGTGCTGCTGCAGCGCCAGTTCAATCTTGAGACCTACGGCACCGAGAATCCTGAGGCAGGGCTCATCTACCCGCGGCCGATGCTGCAGAGGGGTTAGCGCAACTTCCCAATGAGCCACACCAGTGCAGCGCAGATGACGATTCCAGCCGAGACACCGGCCGAGGCCTCATCGGTGACGATGGCAAATATGACCATCAGCGCGAACGCAGCGAGGAAGATCACCGCGGCGGCTGTTTTGAACTTCTCCACATCCGAGACCGTACCACGAGGGGATACGAAGTGAACAACGTCGAAATGCTCCGCCAGCGCACCCTGCGCGCGGTCTTGGGAATCGGCCAATACGCCTCGATGCTGCCTGGCGGATCAGAGACTGCCGACCTGCTTCGTGGTGATGAGGGCGCCGAACGCCTCGCGCGCATCGTCGACACCATCATGTCGGAGCTCGGCCACCCGCCGCCGAAGAGCCAAGATTCGAACTCGACCACGCGGCGCAGCGTCAACCGGATGTTCAAGGCGCCGAAGTGACAAAGCTCACGCCGAAGCAGATGCGATTCGTCGAGGAGTATTGCCTCGGCGCTACCGCCACCGCTGCTGCACGCGCAGCTGGGTACAGCCAGAAGAACCCGGATGTGGCCGCCACCAAGTTGCGCGCGTTGCCGCACATCAAGGTGGCAATCGAACGGAAGCGGGCCAAGCTCGCTCAGAAGTTCGAAGTGACACACGGGCGCGTGATGCGCGAACTCTCGACGCTCGGCTACGCGAGGATCCCGAAGGATCGGATAAACGGCTCAGACAAGAACCGTGCGCTCGAGCTCATGGGCAAGCACGTCGGGATGTGGACGAAAGAGGACGAGCAGCTGCAGCGCGTCGGGCCTGGGCTCACAGTGATTGTGCAGACCGCGGTACAGGCACAGCCAGGGCAGCAGATCATCGGGCCAGCGACGCGGGTGCAAGTGCAGTTGCCACCGCCAGCCGCTAAATGAACATCGCACCGCTCGGCCCTGTAGCCGGCGCCTACTACCTCGATAAGTCACGCGTCGCGGTCATCGAGGGGCCGGTCGGGTCAGGGAAGTCGACGGCCTCGTGTCTCCGCCTCGCACGCCATGCCTACGAGCAGGTGATCGGCACCGACGGGGTCGCACGCACGCGCTGGGCGATAGTCCGCAACACGATGCCGCAGTTGAAAGACACCACGATCAAGACTTGGCTCGAGGTGTTTCCGGAGAACCAGTACGGCGATTTCGCGTGGAGCGACAAGATCCATCTGTGGCGCTTCCGGCCTGAAGGCTTCGATCACAACATCGAGGCTGAATTCATCTTCCGCGCGCTCGACGATGAGAAGGACGTCGCGAACCTGCTGTCGCTCGAGGTCACGGGCTTCTGGTTCAACGAATTGCGCGAGATCGTCCGCGAGATCCTTGCGCATGCAGGCCGGCGCACGCGATACCTCAACGGTGACCGCCCGAGCACGTGGTCAGGCTGGATCGGTGACACGAATTCGTGGGACACGCAGCACTACCTGCAGGATGACCTGGTCCGCAAGCCGAAGGGCTGGAAACACTTTCAGCAGCCTGGCGGCATGGAACCGAATGCAGAGAACCTCGAGAACCTGGAGCAGACCGAGGAGACGTTGCGGTTGCCATTCGATGACCCACGTCGGCGCGATCAGGGGCGCACGTACTACATCAAGGCGCTGCAGGACTACTCAACCGAGGATGCGCACGTCTACGTTCACGCTCAGCGCGGACGCACGCGGTCAGGGAAGCCGATCTACACCGAGTACAACGATCGCCTGCACTGCCGGCCGTTTGAACTCGACCAGCGCTTGCCGCTTCTCATCGGCTATGACTTCGGACGCACGCCGGCCGCGGTCATCGGTCAGTTGGGACTCACCGGGCAATGGCGCATACGGCACGAGCTCTGCGGCTTCGACATCGGCGTCAAGAAGCACGGCGAGGAGCTCAAGCGGTTCATTGCTGAGAAGTTCCCGGGCTTCACAGTCGGGCCAGCCACCGGCGACCCGTCAGGTGAGAGTCAGGACGCGCACGACGAAACGGTGTTCGTGATCCTGAAAGGGGCGGGCGTCATCTGCCGAGGTGCTTCGACCAACGAGCCTAGCATCCGCATCGAGGCGGTGAACGGAGCGTTCCGGCGCCTCACCAATGGCGAGCCGGCGCTGCTCATCCATCCGGATTGTCAGACGTTGCGCGATGCGTGCATCGATCAGTACCACTATCGCAAGCTCAAGGTGGTCGGCAACCGCTACAGCGACCAGCCTGACAAAAACGATTTCTCGCACGTCGCCGAAGCGCTTCAGTACCTGCTGCTCGGCGGCGGTGAAGGGCGGCAGGTCATGAATCGTCGCGCGCGGCTGCCTGGTTCGCGCCCGCGCTTCGCGATCACGTCTTGAATCCGTTCCTCACCCTGACGACAGTCGCGAGCGGAGGTATGTAAATGGACGGTTTTATCGATAAATCAGCCGATGTAGTGACCGACGTCTACAAGGACGTCATGGAAGGCTCGCGCCAGATCGGTGAGACCTTGGGCTTCAAGACGAAATCGAGAAAGACGCAGCGCGGCATCAATCGAGCGCGGTCGGCCGCTGAGACCGAGGCCATCCGCTCACGTGCGCCGTCGATCGACGATGCGCGCCGCGGGCAGATGGAGAGCGACCGCATCCGCCGGCGCCGCGGGGTACTCGCGAACATCTACGGCGGCAGCCAGGGGTCGAATCCGCTCGTTGGCACAAAGACACTGCTCGGGGGCTGATGGACGCAGCTCTCCGCACCGATTGGGGCGACAGCTTCTGGTCGAAGTTCTACGCGGACAAGGCGACCCGTATCGTTGATCCTGAGAGCCTGCAGATCGAGGGTATGTGGCTCGGGCTCACGTTGAAATCACGGCTCGGGCTTGCGGTTGACCGCATCATCGATCTCGGCAGCGGGACCGGTGACTTTGCCGACGGGCTCGACCGCGCGCTGCAGACCGAAACACGGCGCATCGATCTGCACTCGCCTGACCGAGCAGCCGAGCGTGTCGACATCCGCTTGGTACAACTGCACAACGTCGACCTGATCGTCTGCCGGGACACGCTGCAGTGCCTGGAGGATGCATCAGCTGCGGCGCTGCTCATCCGGATGAACAACTCATGCGCCGACGCCATCTACCTGCGCGTGCCGACGAACAAGGACCAGCTCACCGAGGACAGTGACCGCCTGATCGCGCTCCGGGCACCTGGCTGGTACGTCTCGCACCTGACGAACTATGCGCACCTGCGCTTCGGTATCTGGATCAGGCGCATCACGCCGATCCGGTTGGCGGCACTCGAATGAGCGACACCGACGCTGATGCGAAGCTGAAGAACCAGACGGAGCTTGAATCCAAGCGCGCCAATTGGGACAGCTTTTGGGACGACATCGCCAGGCGCGTGTTGCCGGCGTCGGCGACCTTCGAGACCACGACCGAGGAAGGGCAGCGCAAGACCGAGCGGGTATTCGACGCGACCGCGATCACCGCGAACGAACGTTTCGCCGCCTGGATCGGTGAGTCCTACACGCCGCGCGACCAGATCTGGCATGGACTCGAAGCCGAGGAGGAAGAACTCCGCGACGACCAGGAGATCAAGGAATTTTGGGATCGAGTCGTCAAGTTGCTGTTCGCTGTGCGCTACCGGCCATTCGGCAATTTCAACAGCCAGCGCTATGAGAACTATCTCGGCCTCGGTGCCTTCGGCAACTATTCCACGCTGATCGACGAGGAAGTCGGGCAGGGCATTCGCTACCGGGCGATACCAATGCACGAGTCCTATTGGGCAGAGAACCACCAGGGCATCATCGACACCTATCATCGAAAATTCGAACTGCACGCACGCCAGGCGGTGCAGAAGTTCCGCGAGAAATGCCCGCCTAAGATCGCGAAGGAAGCCGCGACCGGGAATCCGTACAAGCTGTTCACCTTCCTGCACTGCGTCTCGCCGAACGAGGAGCGCGTCGGTGGGCGGCGTGACTACACCGGCATGCCATGGGGTAGCTACTACGTTTCCTACGATGAGAAAACGACGGTCGCGCGCGGCGGGTATTGGACTTGGCCCTACGCGATCGGTCGATTCATGAAAGCACCGCGCGAGACCTACGCGCGTTCGCCTGCGATGTCAGCCTTCCCGTCGATCATGACGGCGAACGAGCAGAAGAAAACCGTGCTGCGCGCCGGGCAGAAGATCGTCGACCCGCCGGTGCTCTGCCAAGAGGACGGGGTCCTCGAAGCGTTCAACATGCGCGCCGGCGCGATGAACTACGGGTATCTCAGCGATCAGGGCGAGCCGCTGATCGTGCCGTTCGAGACCAAGGGCCGCGTCGACATCGGCGTCGACCTGATGGCGCTCGAGCAGAAAGCGATCAACGACGCGTTCATGGTATCGCTGTTTCAGATCCTGGCAGAACAGCCGCAGATGACCGCGACCGAGGTGCTGTCGCGACTGCAGGAGAAGGCGACGCTGCTCTCACCTGCGACCGGGCGCCTCGAGTCAGAGGATGCCGGCCCAATGATCGAGCGCGAGCTCGACATCCTGGCGCGCGCCGGGATGCTGCCGCCGATGCCTGAGCAACTGCGCGAGGCTGGCGGAGGCTTCAAGGTGATCTACACCTCGCCTCTCTCGAAAGCGCGCCGCGCTGGCGATGCGCTCGCGATCACGCGCACCATGGAAATCGCGACGCTTGCCGTCGGTCTTGACCCACGAGCTCGCCACGTGCTGAACGTCGAGGAATCGCTCCGCGAGGTGGCTGACATCAACGGCGTACCAGCGAAGCTCTTGCGCTCGACCGACGAGGTCGACGCGCTCATTCAGCAGGACAACGCGATGCAGATGGCCGCGGCCGCCGCTGAAGCCGCACCGAAGATCGCCGGCGCCGCGAAGGACGCCGCGAGCGCCTCACAGATACGACAAGAAACAGCCGCCTGATGTCGATAGAGCAAGCCCGCGCGCGCCTCTACGCGCGCTTCCATCGCCGGCGCGCCGCGTATCACGCGACGTTTCTGGTCAATGGCAAGCCGCACCCGAATGCAGCGGCAGTGCTTGCTGACTTGAAGAAAGTCGCGCGCATCGAGCGCGGCGGCATCGTGATCAGCCCGGTGACACGCATGGTCGACCCGCTCGCAACGGCGTATCTTGCCGGCCAGCGCGACGTGTACTTACGAATTCTCAAATTCCTGAGCCTCGAAAGCTCAACGGTGGAGGACGACGATGGCAACCGAGCAGACACAGCAACAACAGGCTAACGGTGGCGGCGAAGGAAAGCCTTGGTACGGCGATCTGCCGGCCGACGCTGCACCTGAGTTCAAGGACTGGATAGGCACCAAGGGATTCAAGGATCCGATCAGCGCGCTGCAGTCCGCGCACAACGCCGAGAAACTGATCGGCGCACCAGCGGATCAGATCCTGCGGCTGCCGACGAAAGCTGACGATGCCGAGGGTTGGGGCAAGGTGCATGCGCGCCTCGGCCGACCTGAGAAGGCGGAAGGCTACGAGCTTCCACTACCGGAAGGCGACGACGGCGCATTCGCGAAACTCGCCGCCGAGCAGTTCTTCAAGGCTGGCGTGCCGAAGGCCGCGGCTCAGGGCATCGCGAAATGGTGGAACGATCACATTGCGACCACCGTCGCGGCACGGCAGAGGGAACAGGAAACACAAGCAACGCAAGCGCTCGAGGCGCTCAAGACCGAAGTCGGTACAGAAGCGTGGCCCAAGTTCGAAGAGTTCGGACGACGCGGGATGCGTGCGTATGGCGAACAAGCCGGGTTGACCACCGAAGATCTCGGCGCCCTCGAGCGCACCCTCGGCACCGCGAAGCTGCTCAAGCTCTTCAACTCGCTCGGCCAGTCGACCGGTGAATCTGACTTCCACGGTGATCAGGGCGGTGGCGGTGGATCCATGAGCCCATCGCAGGCGAAGGTGAAGCTCGAGGAGGCGCGCGTTCTACGCGTCGACGGCAAGATGTCGGAGAAGGACTTCCTCGCGATCAGCGACAAGTTGGCACCGCTCGCCAACAAGGCACTGTGACGAGGGCTTGATTCCGTTCTCAGCTTCATGAATCGTTCGCCTCGGCTCGATGACATGTGATTCCTCCCTGGCCATGGACGGCCACCATCGAGCCCGAATGCGGGGACCTGAAGGACCTTCAGTCCGCTGACAGAGTGAAAGCACTCCGTTGACCGCGAGCGTGATCGCGTAGAAGCGCCCCCAGCGATGGATAAGGCACTTCGAAAACGAAAGATCGGTATCCGTTTTCGGAGTTCGCGCTATGTCCATCAACATCCCTGCCCATTACTACACGGAATTCAGCCGCAACATCGACTTGCTGTTGCAGCAACGGAATTCGCGCTTCTCGGACAAGGTCAACAACGGTAACCACTCCGGCGAGAAGGCGAGCCCGGTCGATCAGATCGGCAAGATCGAAATGCAGGACGTGGTCACGCGCTTCGCGCCCATGGGCCGCGTCGACGCACCGATGACCCGGCGTTGGGTGTTCCCGATCAGCTCGGACTTGCCGCAGCTCATCGACACCTTCGATGCGCTGAAGCTCCTCACCGACCCGAAATCGAAGTACGTGGAGAACGCGGTCAACGCGGCCAATCGCCGCAAGGATCGCCACGTCATCACGAACTTCTTCGCCGACTCGTTCACCGGCGTGAATGCCGGCACGACCGAGACCTTCGGCACCACACTCACCACGGCTGGCGGGCAGAACGTCAGCGTAGGCGTCGGCGGCGTGGCTTCCGGCATGAACGTCGCGAAGCTCAAGGAAGGCGTGCGGCGCCTGATGGAAGCGGATGTCGACATCAACGCGGAGCCGGTCTATTGCGGCATCACCTCCGACGAGCACGACGAGCTCCTGAACGAGATCCAGGTGATCGGCCGCGAATTCGGCACACCGGTGTTCGGCGACAACAAGACGCTGCAGCGCTGGTGGATCATCAACTTCGTCCACACCGAGCTTCTCGGCACCGGCACCGACGACGCGGCCGGCACTTCGACCATGTGCCCGATGTGGGTGCCGAACGGCATGCACTACGGCAACTGGCAGTCGAACATCACCGACATCAGCCAGCGGAAGGACCTGCAGAGCCTGCCGTGGCAGGCCTACCTGATGATGACCGGCGGCGCTACGCGGCTCGAGAAAGAGCGCGTCATCCGCATATGGGCCCGGTAATCGGCAGCCCGCAACTGAACTGAGGAACTTGCAATGGCAGTCGTAACCATCAAATCCGGCCCGATCACGAATCGCGACGCGAGCCCGCGGGTGATCTCCAATCCAAGCGTCGCACGTGCTGAGATCAAGGAAGCGGTCGGCACCATCGAAACCGGCGCGGCTGATTCGATCGCGTCGAAGTACATCATGTGTCAGCTGCCGAGCAACGCTCGCGTCTCGCGAGTGCTGCTCTCGAACGATGCGATTGCGACGGCGCCGCTGGCGGACGTCGGCATCTACCGCACGACCGCAGATGGTGGCGCGGTGGTGGACGTGGACTTCTTCGCGAGCGCTACCGCGCTTGCTGCAGCTCAGTCACACGTCGACATCACGCACGAAGCGGATCCGGCTGACGCTGGCGTCGGTTACGGCCAGGCGGACGTCGAGAAGCCGCTGTGGCAGGCGCTCGGCCTACTTGCTGACCCGAGCCTTTCGTATGACGTCGTGCTGACACTGACCGCGGCCACCACGGCCATCGGTACTGTCAGCCTCAAGGTTCAATACACCGAGTGATCCATGGCTGATCGCTTCTACTCCGTCGTTCGTGGCGAGCAGCTGCCGGTCCAAGTGACCGAGGGCGCCGCCACCTCTGGCGAAGCCATCGAGCTGCGTGTGAACGACACTGTTTACACGCAGCGCCTCGACGTGATCCTCGGACTTCAGGCCATCCTCGCTTACCTGCAGACCCGAGAAACAACGCCAATCGCGTGAGGTGACCGATGGCAACACGCGCAGTCACCCCGGTCTACGCACCGAACGGGCAGATGCACGCGGTGCTCGTTCAATGGGCTGGCCTCACATTTGCTTCGACCGACGACGGCGCAGCCTTTGAAGGTGCTGATTGGGCTGACCGCACAGTGCACGCTACCGGGACCTTCGGCGCCGGCGGCGCGGTCACTCTGCAAGGCTCGAACGACGGCACCAATTGGGCGACGCTCAACGATCCGCAGGGCACTGACATTGTGCTGACTGCCGCCGCACCGATGTTCGTCATCGTCGAAAACCCGCGGTACGTTCGCCCGCTGGTGACGGCCGGCGATGGCACGACCTCGCTTGCCGTCTCCGTCTGGGCGAGGCGGCCACGATGAGCAAGGCCAAGTCAGACGGGATGAGCCTCGCGGAAGCATTCAGCGAAACCAAGAAATGGGGGCAGCTGATCCGTGCTCTCAGCAAGATCGACGAGGTCGTCGAGGCTGCGCAATCGGAAGTCGCGCTGGCAGATGAGCGGAAACGCGTTCTCGCTGGGCTACAAGGCGAAGTGGATGAGGCCACCGTCCAACTGTCGGTGGCAAAGTCGAAGCTCACTCAAGCCACGGCAGACGCCAAGGCGGCGCTCGCTGGCGCGGAGATTCAGGCGAAGGCGCTGATCGAGGTTGCGACTGAGCAGGCTTACCAGGTGCGCGCTCAGGCGCGGGCCGATGTCGATGCCGCGCAGATCGAAGCAGATGAGGCTCGAGCAAAGACCACCGACGCGCGCAGGAAACTCACGGTGGCACTCAAGGAACTCGCCGCAGCCCAGGACGCCACCGAGAAATTGAAGGCGACAGCGCGCGCCATCGCGAGTTAAGCCATGTCCTCGATGACCAATGGCTTCGAGAACGTCCTCGCACTTCTCCTGTTCAACAACACCGGCATTGCGAACATCGGCGATGCGACGGGGCTGCCAGGGTCTGCCGCCGCGGGCAGCACGCAGTTGGCACTCTCCACTTCTGCGCTCACGGATGCCGACACGCTGCTGACCGCGACGGAAGTCGCGTATACCGGTTATGCGCGACCGACGCAGGCGCGCAGCAGCGCTGGTTGGACGGTTGCAGCTGACACTGCGAGCAACGCAGCGCTCATTCAGTTCGGCGAGATGACAGCCGGCGGACCTGATACGGCAGTGCACCTCGGCCTTGGCTTCATCGCCACGGGCGACGTGCTGAGACTGCACCAGGACCTTGTCGCCGACCTTGTGATTAACAATGGCGTCAACCCGCAATTCATAATCGGCGCGCTCGATTGGGTGTTCGCATGACGCGCAAGGCGAAGAACTTCCGTACGGTCAACCTGCTCTCGTCGGGCGCGGTAGTGAAGTTCGATCCCTCGCTGTGGCTGCTTGTCAGCAGCGCGAAGGAGTTCGACGAGACGACCACCGCGATCCTGCGCGTCCTCGCACCTCGCTCGAACGATCGGTTCATGGTCTACGGCGTGAGATCCTCCGGTTGGGACCAGAAGTCAAAGACGTACACGGCGCGCGCCGAAGCCTACGAGCTCGTGGCGGTCACGGAAGCCGTGCCAGACGCCCTCGCCAAGGTCGCAGCGCACTGCGGCGTTGAGGCGCTCGTGGCGAAGCTCGTGGCTCGCGGTGAGCGCTGAACTGCTCACGGGTCGCGCCGAGCTCAGCGCCAAAGCCGACGGCGTCTTTGTCGAGGTGCGTGTCGGAGATCGCGCCTTCCGCTTGGACTACGACACCGCTTTTCGTTTCGCCGTACTGATCGGCGGCCACGCGAAGATCGCCAAGCGCACCGCCGGTGACATGAGCGTCCGCGCCTACGGCTTCGCTAATCTCACCGACGCGCGTCTCGATGAGCTCAAAGCTCAGCGCAACCGGGACACTGGCGCCGCCTTCATACGACCAGCTGCTGATAGGAGATTTCCATGTCCCTGAACACCTGGCAAGAAACTCTGCTCGCTCACCGCGGCGACGGCACGGCACTCACTGCGGCGGCGGCCGCGTCGCTGTTGCAGGGCGCCTCCGCAACCCGCGCTCTCTACACGTTCCCGGCGAACTTCTTCGAGGTCAACAAGGCGGTTCACATCGTCGCTGCGGGGCGCATCTCGTGCGCAGTTACGACACCCGGAACGGCTCGGTTCGACGTGCGCCTCGGCGGCACGGTTGTGTGGGATTCGCTGGCGATGAATCTCAACATCGTCGCCAAGGTCAACGTGCACTGGCTGCTCGACCTGATCCTGTACTGCCAAGCAGCCGGATCCGGCACGACTGCGACACTGTTCCCGGGCGCGTGCACGTGGAGTTCGGAGGCAGTAATCGCGTCGCCGCTGCCGACCGTTGGCAGCTCTGGCACATTCCTTCTGCCGTACAACACCGCGCCGGTGGTTGGCGCTGGCTTCAGCTCAGTGGTTTCGAATCAATTCGACCTGTTCTTCACGCAAACCGCGGCGACCGGATCGGTGCAGCTCCACACGCTGAAGATCGTCTCGCTGAATTGAAGGCGACACTGTGAGGCGCTTGCTGTGGTGCTTGGCTATTACCGTCGCTTTCGTCTGCTACCAGGCTGAAGCCGACACTGCCTCGCCAGTCATCACCTGCGCGGAGGCTGTCTCTGGCCAGCCCTACGCCGCCTGCACTGCGCCGACGCAGACCAACATCCCCGCATCGAGTACGCTGACCCTGTTCTGCTCGAGCGGAGCTGCTGACTTCGCACCACGCGATAGCTGCGCAACGCAGACGTGGCTGCGCTACGGCGATCTGCAATCCTATTCGTGGGTGCTGACGGCTGCAGGCTGGCAGCGCGCCGGCAACATCGTCGCCGGATCAACTCCACCGCCGCCGCCGTAAGCCACCAGTGACCGGCTGGCTATGACACATGACAATCACGGCAATTGGCGGTCAAGCTGGTGGTGTAAGCACCGATAGCTCGGCCAGCACCAGCCGAGCCTTCGGCTCAAACGTAACTGCTGGCACTCTGATCGTTGTTGTTGCTGGCAAGGATTCTGGCTCAGCGTTCGTAGCCGGCGACTGCACGAAATCAGCCGGCACCGCGACGATAGGCGCCATCTCGCTCGACACGGAACTGCGCTTCGACATCGGCGCGGGCGAATTCATTTCTATCGGAATCTGGTCGTGCCTGGTGACTGGGGCCGGCAGTTGCACGATGCAGGTTGCCGGTGCTGCAGGGACCTTCTGGGGCTTGGCGACCGATGAATACAGCACCGACGTCGGTTGGGATGTGAGTCGCGTCGAGAACACCAACAGCACCGGCAACGCGACGGACGATGCGGCCTCAGCAACGTCCGGCAACGCCACCTCTGCTGGAGCAGCCCTATTTATGGGCGGCGTTGATCTTAATGGTTCCGGCGCCATCACGTTGACGCCTGACGGCGCCTTCACCCAGATCTTCGAGCAAGAGGATGGTTCCCTCCACTCGATGTTCTCAGCGATCCGTCGAATCGTTTCGACCGGCACGACCGACTCCGCGGATTGGGCAATTACGGCCGCGCACCGCGGCTCGGCTGCGGCTCTGGTCGCGTACAAGGAAATTGGCGGTGGCAGCGGTGGCGCCACCGGGGTCGGCTCTCCGCAGCGTCTGCGCGATCAGCCGATGATCCGCGGGCCGATGTAAATGGCTGACGACGGCAGACTGAGGCCCAAGCGATTCCGCAGCGTCAACCGGCCGCCGCCTACAGACTATCCGGACTTCCCGCGCTGGATAGCGAGTTCCAGCAATCTAGCGTTTGACCCGGCCACCAGCGGTATCGGCCCCACAGTAACCATCGCGCCGCCAGCCGAGCCGATGAATGTCGGCGATTTGGTGGTTGTATTCGTAGTTGATCGCCAGAGCACTGGTGTTTGGGCGGTTTTGGCTACTGGCGGGCAGGCATGGATCAAGTGTACCTCGCACATAACCGCCACTCCGTTCCGGAAAGTCGCGGCGTTTTTCTGCCGCTTCAACGGCGCTTGGACAGGAAGCCCGTCGTTTACCGTCACCGGCTCTACGGAAACGATGATTGGTGTCATGCACGTCTTTCGTGGCACCAATCCGGCCAATCGTTGGGCTCTCGATCAGTCGCCTGCACTTGGAGAACAGTCAGGCAGCGGATTTACAGTTGTCGGTGTCACGCCGCAGTCGCAGAACACAGTCGCCATCGCCTGCATTGCTTCGTCAGATGACAACGAATGGACGCTTACCACGCCAGGTAGATGGTCCAGACTCGGGAACAAACAGTATCGCAATACCGCTGCATTAGACGCCTCGATGACATTCGTGCAGCTCTGCCAGAAGTACCCAGTCGCCACTGGCAATGTGACGCTGACGGAAGCAACGCTTGGTCCGGATGTCGGGATCACGATGATCCTGGTGTTCAAGGAAGGCGAAGATTTCCAGATCGGCGCTGATTCCGGCAATACCCGCGCCCCGTTCACAGTGCCGGCCGCCAGAGGCCGAAAGCGCAACAGTCAGCGTGCGTTCACCGATACGCCAGCGGCTGGCGGCAACGATATGTCGGCTACCGGCGAGCTTTCCATCACTGGCGCCGCCGATCTTGACGCAACTGGCTCGCTCGTAGCCGCCGGCGTGCTCTCGATTACAGGCGCCGCAGACCTCGATGCACTCGGTTCGCTCGTTGCGGTCGGCGCTATCTCGATCAGCGGTGTGGCGGACTTGGATGCGAGCGGCGCGCTGGTCGCCGTTGGCGCGCTATCCATCTCAGGATCTGCGGACCTCGATGCCATCGGGCAGCTGCTTGCCGCGGGGTCCATCTTCATCATCGGTAACGCGGACCTCACTAGCGCTGCGACCGACGACATTGCTGCGATCGGCAGCCTCTCAATAGCGGGTTCAGCCGAGCTTGACGCGATCGGCGCTCTACTGGCGGCTGGCGATCTCTCGATCACCGGAATCGCCGACCTCACGAGTGGTGATGAAAATGACTTGGAAGCGGCTGGTAGCCTTGTGATCGCGGGCTCGGCGAGCCTCACCGCACTTGGCGCGCTCATCGCATCTGGCTCGATCGTCATCGATGGGGCTGCAGATTTGACAGACGCGAACGCAGCGGGCACGACTCCGGGCGGCGGGTACTACCTCATTTTCTGTCGGCGCCGCGGTCGGCGTTGAATCCGTTCCTCGTCTCGTGAACGCTCGCGCCCCATGGCAAGCAGTGTCGGGATTTGCAATCGTGCGTTAGATAAGCTGGGCGCTCCCGGCACGATCATCAATCTCACCGACGACACGGTGAATGCGTCGGTCATGCTTCGCGCCTACGACATCGTGCGCCAGGCCGAGCTCAGGCGGCATCGGTGGAAATTCTCACTCAGCCGCGCATCGCTCGCCGAACTCAGCACGCCGCCGATCTCAGGCTTCGGGCATCAGTACCAGCAACCGGCTGATTGCCTGCGCGTGATCCAAATCGGTGAATTGCACGTCGGCGCCGATCTCTCCGACTACGTCAACTCGAGCACCGAGATGTATTCGATCGAGGGTCGCAAGATCCTCACGCACTACGGCGCGCCGCTCCCGATCCGTTACATCATCGACGTCACTGATACCGGGCTCTTCGATTCAGCCTTCACAGAGGCACTCTCCTCGCGCCTGGCCTACGAGTGCTGCGAGCGGATCACTCAATCTGACAGCAAGCGGCAGCTCGCCATGGCCGACTACAAACTGGCGATCCGAGAAGCAGCCAGGGCGAACGCGCTCGAATCGGCTCCGCAAAAGATCGCGGATGACACCTGGGTCCTAGCGCGGACATCGTCGTGAAGGCTTCGCCGGCCTTCCAGTCATTCAATGCGGGCGAGCTCTCACCAACGCTCGAAGGCCGCACCGACATCGCGAAGTATCAGAGCGGCTGCCATCTCCTCGAAGGTTTCATCACGCTGGTGCAGGGTCCGGCTCAGCGCCGCGGCGGCTCCCGGTTCGTAGCGGCAGCCGATAGCTCGCTGAAGAGTTCGTGGATCAGGCGTTTCGAGTTCTCCTCGACGCAGGCGTTCGTGCTCGAATTTCGTTCTTCGCGCATTCGCTTTTTCACGCAACACGGTCAATTGCTGGTGGCAGGTGTTGCCGCCTGGTCGAACGCCGTCAACTACGTCGTCGGCGATCTCGTGGTTGAGGTCGGCGTCAACTACTACTGCAAGCTCGACCACATCAATCAGGTGCCGCCGAACGCGACCTTCTGGCACCCGATGCCGGCCGGGGATATCTACGAGATCCCGAGCCCTTACGGCTTGAGTCAATTGAGGGGCGATCTCGGGCAGCTCCTGCTGCAATTCGAGCAAGCGGGCGACGTGCTATACATTGCCTGCCGGACGCAGATCACGCGCACGCTCACCCGCTTTGCCGACACGCGCTGGATCATTCAGCCGTATCAGCACACCTCGGGTGCGGCTGTGGCGAGCAGCATCAACAACGGCGTCGGCAACGGTCCATTCCTAGATCAGAACTTCGACCCCGATCGAGTCGTGTGGGCGTCCGCGTTCATCGGCTCGGTGACGGTCAGGGCGAACAAGGCGCTCTTTGTGTCGACTGACGTCGGCCGGCTCATCCGGATCCAGGCGCAGAACTTCAACGTCACGCCATGGCTCGCCGCCGAGGTGATCGCCGCCGGCGCGTTCAGGCGCTTCGATGGCGTCACTTACAAGGCCTTGAACGCTGCGACCACCGGCGAATCGCCGCCGATCCATACGAGCGGCAGCGAGCGCGACGGGCCGACGGGCGTGTTCTGGGAGTTTCAGGACCCTGGCTATGGCATCGCCACCATCACGGCATTCGGCAGCAGCTTGAACGTGACGGCACTCGTCATCACACAATTGCCGGCCGAGGTGATCGATGCCGGCGTCGCTCGCGTCATCACGAACATCACGCAGGCGAATCCTGCGGTCGTCACGTCGAACGCGCACGGCTTCAACAATAACGACCTGATCTACATCAATGACGTCGTCGGCATGATCGAGGTCAACCGGCGCTGGTATCGTGCCGCCGGCGTCGCCGCCAACACATTTCAACTCGCAGGCGTCGATAGCACTGGCTACGGCGCCTACACGTCAGGTGGAGTTGCCATCCGGAATGCGACGCAGCGCTGGTCGCTCGGTGCCTGGTCAGACACCACAGAATTCCCGCGCTCGGTGAGGCTCTTTCGCAGCCGCCTGTGGTGGGCTGGCAAGCTCAGATTGTGGGCATCCGTGCCTGACTCGTTCGCCGATCATGCGCCAGACTTCTTCGGATTGGTGACTCCGGATTCTGCGATCTCAAGCATCGTCGCAGCCGACGAAGTCAACGACATCAACTGGCTGGCCGCAGCTGAGCGGCTGATCATCGGCACGCCTGGCGGTGAGTTCGCGGCTGGTGAGATCACGACCGTCGACCCGTTGGGTCCTGGCAACTTCAAGATCGTGCGACAGAGCAAGCGACGTTGCCGAGAAGTGCCGCCGCTCACCATCGGCACAGCGATCGCCTACATGCAACTCGCCGGGCGACGGATGCTCTTGCTCGACTACGCCTTCGAAGTCGAGTCGTACCGCTCGGTGGATCTGAACGCGCTCGCGCCGCACATCACGAAGAGCGGCGTCATCGACATCGCGTTCCAGCAAGAGCCGAATCCG